GTTACAAATGGGAGCGATTCTAATGCAGGCGCTAGATTAGGGTATGCACATATTGACGGTCCTAATGGAGATAAAGCATTTGAAGCCAAAAGAAGATATAGAATAAAAGTAAAATTAACAGGAGTTACAAATTATGCGGGAGCTCAATTTTATGCTAAATTAGGCGGAAGAGATAGTATGTACTATTTTAAACCAGTAACTAAGCATATAGACGAATGGCATGATGGTACAATTACTAGCTCAGAAGTTGAGTACTATACAGATGTTACACCCATAAATAGTACTGACCCTTTAGATATATTAGTTTCTTATGATTATAACCATCAAGAAGTAACATTCAATATTGACGATGTATCTGTAAAAGAAATAGATTCAATAGGCGAAAATATAAATGATGGTTATTTAGAAATTGTCCCTCAAAGAAACTTCACAAAATACATAGCGTGTCAAAATGCTGAGACAATTGACTTATACTCAAGCGATACACTAAATGAAGTAGCTAGTGGGTGGAGCAATAGAATAGTAGATTTAAAAGATGACTTTAAAGGAAGTATTTTAAAGGAATCAATAGGATTAGATACATTAGGTTCAAATTTTGAAACACTATCAACAAAAGGTATAATGCCTCATTTCTTTTTTGGAGAAAACGCTCTAAGAGTATCTCCATCTAATAAAATTGGACTTGATGACACAAATTATAGCCCTCGATGGTATGGGCACGTAAAAAGAGATAAATTGTTTGGCGCTGATAATGATGTAAATTATACAAATGAATGGTACAAAGATACTATTGCTCCTAAAATGCCAAATGCTTCTGGAGCAAGTAGCTTAGAAGAAACAATAAGATATGGCTTAAATATAACAAACGATTATTCAAAAAATAATAGTCAAAATACACCTTGGGGTCAAAATTGGTTTACTGAACATTATTTAAAAAGCCATTCAGATAAAGAATATGCGCCTATAGCTATAATGCAAGATATTGATTTCTGGGAAGACGAAGAAGATGCTGCTGAGGACATGAATAGGTACACAGAAGTAGAAAATGACGATGAGTTTTATTACGAAATATCGCAAGGTAGTTTAAATAGAAGTGTATCTTCTTTTAATCGTATTAAAAGGGATACTTCTAAGCACGATGGGGAAGAGCGTTACAGAATTAGAAGGTCTTTATACCAAAGAATAAAATCATTGAAAACAAATGTAAAGGAAGACGTTACAGTAACAAATGGTACAGATTATATAACCATACCTGTTAATGACAATTCTAAGTTTAAAGAAGGCTATATGTATTTATTCCAAAAAGATGATTCAACTAATATACTAATGATAGCTAAATTTGTAGAAACAGATGGAGACGATGGTGCTAAATTTCTTAGATTTCAAGAGGGAACCAATAGCATTCCTGGAGGGGATGCAGATTTAAATTCTGATACAAAAATTTATGAAGTTAGAACATACCGCTTAACAAAACCTTCGGCTTCAGGTGATTTATGTCTTAATAACAGTGGAGGTGGATTTAATGGAGCATATACAAGTGCTGTTACTGCTAACACATTAGAAAATAATTCTGCTTTTGGTTATGGGCTAGTTAGATGGATTGGGTTAACTTCTCACAATAATTGCAATCTTTCTTTAAATAGAAAAGTTACAACATTAACATATGATGCAAATGAAACTCCAGGCACACCTGGTATATCTATAACTAGAGCAGAAGTAAGCGGCTATGTTGCTACTTTTACAACTTCAAATGCTCACGGATTTTCAAATGGTTACAGAGTTAAAATAGAAGGTTTTGACAGTGGAAGCAATACTGATAATTATAACTGGAACCCTAGTCCAGATGGGGAGGAACATGAACATAGAATTTCAAATGTTACAGACACTACTTTTGATATAGATAGCACAGGTAATGACTCATCAAACCATAATTTTAATGGCAATTCTACAGTAACAGACAGAGGTACTTGTACTGAGTCTAGAAGAGGGTTACCTGCAATTGTTACAACAAAAGATGCCTCTTTAGATAATACAAATTGGATTTATCATAATTACACAAAAGAAGATGAAAATAAATATTTTCAATCAAGAAATCCTGCTAGGGATTTGATAATGCCAGGTAGGGACTATTATGTAACTTTTAGTGTTAGAAATTTTTTTAATGTAAATAATGGAGTAATAAGAGTAACTGTAGGACAAACATTATCAGAATTAGATGAAGACAATACTGATGAATATTATGATATTAAAAGTAATTGTGATAAAATGACAGTCAAAATAAAAGCACCTGATACTATAACTGAAGTTAATGCCTGTGCTGGTGTTAATTTCCAAATTAAAGGAAATTTAAGTGTAGCTCGTTCTGGTGTAGATAAAAAGGGGGCAGTCGGTACATCAAATATAACAAATAATGACACATATAATTCTAGAAGAACTTTATTAGGGGATATTAGCTTATATTCTAAAGATAGAAGATGGAATAGTACAGTATCTGCATATGCTTGGCCTAAAACTAGTTTAGCTTTTGGTTGGTACTGGACATGGGGAATAGATGGAGATTCATGGGGTTTAAATTCATCATCTTACGATT